ACTCCAGTTCTCCAAAACCTCTCCAGGGTTCCAGTCTGGTGAGTATGATTTTTATTTTAGAGGTGACGATATTGGTCTTGATACCATTGGTGATTTGGTTACTACCGCAGAACTAAACGGTATTGTAGAGCGTACAGGAGCGTGGTACATCCTCCCTGACGGAACAAAGGTACAAGGCAAGGAAGCATTTGTTAATCGTGTAAGGGAGGATCTTGACTTGCAAGAATCAATCAAGGCAAAACTAAATGGCTAGTTATACAGTTTATAATGGTAAATTTGTTTGCCATGAATGCAAGGTTGAGGTTAAATCTCTCAGGCTTTACGCAGAAACAAAGACAATGACTTGGATGTGCCCATCAAAACATCTAAGCACAGTTAAGTTTGGAAAGCAGAAATGGAAGGGTAATGACAGAGAAGAGTGAGTCTAAGAGGATAGGTGCTAAGCAGCACAAGAACTCTGGTCGTAATACTCAAAAGGGAGACGCCTCCTGGAAAAACTTTGTCGTAGACTTTAAAGAAGTTGGTAAGTCCTTTACCTTGAACAAAGAGGTTTGGGCAAAGGCTACAACCGATGCTATGAAGAATGGTAAGGACCCAGCGATTGTTGTCGTACTGGGCGAGGGTAACTCTAAGGTAAGACTTGCTATAATTGAGATGAGCATATTAGAAGATCTAGTGGAGGAATAATGGAACAACAGGGAACTACAATAGAGATGGTAAACGGTCTGGCCGAGATTGCAGACTATATGAAAGATGAAGAACTTACGGTAGCACTAACTATGATTGCTAAACTAATTATAAAGCCAGACATTCCAATCAATGTTGCTCATGTGGAGATTGTAAGACTCCAAGCAATCGCTGCAAAAATGGCTTTTAAAGCAACCTGGATGGCCAATGTTGACAAGTCAGATCGTGGAAAGAAGAATCTTTATTACACGGCAGCAGAGTCGTTAAACAATTTAGTATCTGCGCTAAAGTATATTACTCGCTAATATGCTATACTTATACTAATAGAAACGAGCAAAATATGACAAAAAGTTTATTACAACAGATTATGGTTAAGCAGGACAAGCCACCAGTGCACTCAATAGATGTTGATGGTTTGACTGAAAAAATTCAGTCTGGATATACTGTTAATCGAATTGAAAAGCAAACACAGAAGAAAACCTTTGCTCCATCTACTATTGCCTATGGGCATGGAGAGTGTCCAAGATATTGGTACTTAGCGTTTGACGGGCAGATGTTTGAGGATGACGCAACGCCATATAGTGCAGCAAATATGACAGCAGGAACTAAGTCTCATGAAAGAATTCAAGAGGCTATGGGGAATGTTCCAGATTTCCTTGTTGATTCAGAATTTAAAATAACAAATAACGATCCACCAATCTTTGGTTATGGAGATGTTATTGTTAACTGGCAAGGAGAAGAACTCCTTGGTGAAATTAAAACAATGATGAATGAAGGTTTTGAGTACCGCAAGGCTCATATGAAACCAAAGACTGGTCACCTAGTCCAGTTGCTTATCTACATGAAGATTCTAAAGAAGCCTAAAGCAGTTCTTATTTATGAAAATAAAAACAATCACGAATTGCTTATCCTTCCAGTAGAAGTAAATGATTATTATCGTCGGTGGGTAGACCAGACGTTTGAATGGATGAGATCAGTTCGTAAGGCTTGGGTCGACAGAACCCTGCCTGAAAAGAACTATCGCTCAAATTCAAAAATTTGCAAATCATGTCCTATTAAAAAGGCTTGTGCAGATGCTGGCAAGGGAGACTTTAAACTAAAGTCCTTGGAGCCTATAGATGAAGCATTGTCAATGGTGTGATCAACAATTTAAAACAGATATAACATATCAGATATATTGTTCACCAGAGTGTAGAGACATGTCAACAAAAGAAAAGATTGCTGCGAGGTATATTATTTCTAGGAGACAAAAAAGAAAAGGTAAGGAAAGAAATTGCAAATCATGCAAAGAGGCTTTGTCAATATATAATGATGACAATCTTTGTGTAAAATGTAATGTAAATCCTTCTGATGTAGCAAAAGCACTAAAAGAAATAAAGGATAATTTAAAATGAAACTAGCAGAGGCAATAGGAACTAAACTTCCAAAAACTATATGTGCTATTGATGCCAGCACTAATAGTCTTGCCTTTGCTATTTTTAATACTGAACAAAAAAGTTTAGAGTCTATGGGAAAGATTACATTTAAAGGCAAAGATACCTATGAAAAGGTTATGGACGCAGGACAAAAGGTGAAGTTGTTTATTGATCTGTACGGTGGCTTTGAAGCAATAGTCATTGAGCATACTGTGTTTATGAATAGCCCTAAGACTGCAGCAGATCTTGCATTAGTCCAAGGGGCTATCCTTGGCGCTGCAGGACAATGTGGAACCAAAGTCATAGGTAAGGTAGCACCTATTACATGGCAAAACTTTATTGGTAACAAGAAAATTTCTAAAGATGAGAAACTATTTATTAAGTCACAGAATCCAGGGAAGTCAGAGTCGTGGCTTAAAACACACGAAAGAGAACTAAGAAAGCAAAGAACGATTAACTTTATTAACATTAACTACGATAGATCAATTACTGATAACGATGTAGCAGATGCCTGTGGTATTGGTCATTGGGCATTAAAGAATTGGTCTAAGGCCATAGGTGCAGAGTAATGGATAGAGAGCCTTTTAACTTTAAAGAAGAGAGTGAAGATGTCATCTTGACAATAAGAACTCTTGCACCAACTAAGTGGATACTTTTAGATAGAGAGACTGGTCAGATTTATCAGGGAAGCCCTAAAGGATACTGGGATAAACTTGAGCCAAAGATTAAAGATGACAAGGAGAAAGAATAATGCCAGAGTTAAATGCAAACATACCTCCAATACATTGTTATGTAAGAGGTAACTATTTAAGAAATCACCAAGATAGCCACGACAAATACTTTGAGTGTGTAGTCTTTGGTGTTTCAAGTTTAAAGTCTAGAAGCCCACTGTTTCATATTATGATGCCAGATGGTGGACTATGGTGGAGGCTTCCAATCTCTGCTTTTTGTACAGAGCCAGGAATTCCTGAAGTTGATCTGCACAATTTAGTTTTGTGGAATTCTTTTAGCCATCACATCTCTGTAACTCAATTTGAAAATCTAACTAATCTTAGAATGTCCTACATAGATAGAACAAAGACAATGCACAAGGGCACATATTTATTTACATTAGACTGGCATAACCCAGACACAAATGTTTTGGATGATGGCTATTCTGAAAGTCCAGCAGATCACAAGTGTGGGCATGTTATCCAGAGAGATGATGGAAACTTTGCTATCCAGCCTAACAACAGAGTTCGTGTATATGAGCCATCATTTACTCTTGAGAAAGAATATTTGATTGATAGAATAATTAATGAAAGAAAATATGATGTTGAAAATCAAGATAAGTGGATCATGGAAAACTCTGACAGGTTTAACTATGATATTAGTGAGAAAGAAGTTGACAATTAATATCATGGGTGCTAGACTATACACATCAGAGGTTTTTATGCGTAAGAGATATCTTGTGGATAAAAAAACACCAGAAGACATTGCAAAGGAATGTGGGTGCTCTTTGGAGACTGTATATGTTTACCTTGCTAAATTTGGATTAAGGAAGTCAAAGCGATGAAGTTATATTCTGAAAGCAATAGCGAACAACTTCAGGAGTCATTTGTCATATCCATGCTAGATGAAAAACAAAATGGACACTATGTAGAGATTGGATCAGGTCATCCAACCAAAGGAAATAATACATTTGTTTTAGAAACCGTTCTTGGATGGTCTGGTCTTGCCTTAGAGTTTAATGAAGCAGATGTTGAGAAATATAACCTTGGCAGAAAAAATAAAGCAACAATGGCAGACGCAATAACATTTGACTATGTAGAATATTTTAAAAATAATAAATTTCCAAAGCAAATTGATTTTCTTCAAATAGATCTTGATGGTTTGGAGTGGAAAGATGCAGAGCATTCTGGAAATGCAAATCTTTTAGCCCTAATTGCTTTGCCACTAACCAGGTACAGGTTTTCTGTGATAGTCTTTGAACATGAATGCACTACAAACTTTAAGAATAAGACAATCAGAGATGCTCAAAGAGAGATCTTAAGCGCTTTAGACTACATACTGCTTGGATCATCAGGCCTAGAGGACTGGTGGGTAGACCCCAGAGTTATTGAAAAAGAAAAATATTCAACAGAGTATTTTGTAAATACTTATCCATATATAACTGATACCGTAGAAAAGATAGGAGTGCCAAATGAATAATAAGTTAAAATATTTTATTCTTCTTGCATCTACTGCAGCAGCAATAGGAGCAGTATATACACTATCAACCTTTATGAACCTTCCAGAAAACTTTGACTGGGAGGCAGATGATGAGTGAAAATTTAAACATCACAGTTGATCAAGTCAATAATCCTTTACACTATACATCAGATCCTTCTGGTATTGAGTGCATTGAGATTACTAGGCATCGTAACTTCAACATAGGAAATGCTTTTAAGTATCTATGGAGAGCGGGCCTAAAAGATGAAGAGAAGACAATACAGGATCTCGAAAAAGCAATCTTCTACATTAAGGATGAAATTAATAGACTAGAGGGAAAACATGTCAACTGAAGATGATTTAGTAAAGCATCTTGATCAGGTGAATCAAGTAGTAGAAGAATATCTAAAGGGTAACGACCCTACAGTAATTTCAAAACAACTTGCAATACCAAGACAAAAAGTTGTAACTCTTATTAATGAGTGGAAGGTTATGGCATCCGCCAATGATGCTATCCGTGCTCGTGCTAAAGAGGCACTCGCTGCAGCAGATACCCACTACAGCAAACTCGTATCTCGTACATATGAAGTTATTGACGAAGCATCTATGACTAATAATCTTAGTGCAAAAACTGCAGCAATTAAACTTGTTATGGACATTGAGTCTAAAAGAATTGACATGCTGCAGAAGGCTGGCCTGCTTGAAAATAAAGAACTTGCAGAAGAGATGATGGAAGTTGAGCGCCGTCAAGAGGTTCTTGTTTCAATATTAAAAGACATTGCATCAGAGTACCCACAAGTTCGTGATGAAATTATGCGTAGGCTATCCTCATTTGCAAAAGACAATGAGGTGATTACAGTTGTCCACGATGTTCAATGAGTTTTTGGAGGCACTCCAGGATGATCATTTTAATGAAATGCCAGTAGACGCAAGAACATTTGTTGAGGGTGAAGCCTATCTTGGACAGCCACCATTGTCGGATATACAGTACGATATTGTTGAAGCGATGAGTCAGATATATCGTAAAGAAGATTTAATAAATATAATGGGTGAGGAAAAAGGATCAAAGTACTACGACAAGTACACAAAGAATGAAATCATTCTGCAACTTGGCAAGGGATCTGGAAAAGACTTTACATCAACAGTGGCATGCTCATATATCGTATACAAACTTCTATGTTTAAAAGATCCAGCAAAGTATTTTGGTAAACCTTCTGGAGATGCTATCGACCTTATCAATGTTGCTATTAACGCACAACAGGCAAAGAATGTTTTCTTTAAAGGTTTTAAATCTAAGATTGAAAGATCTCCTTGGTTTATAGGAAAGTATTATGCAAAGGCTGACTCGATTGAGTTTGATAAATCAATCACAGTTTACTCTGGTCACTCAGAGCGTGAATCACATGAGGGGTTAAACCTTTTGCTCGCAGTGCTTGATGAGATTTCTGGTTTTGCATCTGAGGTTAATACAGGTAATGAGCAGGGTAAGACGGCTGACAATATCTATAAAGCGTTCCGTGGTTCAGTAGATTCTCGTTTCCCAGACCTTGGAAAGGTTGTTTTGCTTTCGTTTCCAAGATATCCAGGAGACTTTATTTCAGAAAAATATGATGATGTTATTGCTGAAAAAGAAGTAATTGAAAGAACACATAAGTTTACAATAAACCCACTACTCCCAGAAGATAGCCCAGACAACACTTTTGATATTACCTGGGATGAAGATCAAATTATTTCTTATAAATACCCAGGAGTGTTTGCATTAAAGAGACCTACATGGGAAGTAAATCCTACAAGAAAGATTGACGACTTTATGATTGCGTTCATGACAGATCTTGGAGATGCCATGATGCGTTTTGCATGTGTACCAACTTTTGCATCAGATGCATTTTTTAAGCAGGTAGACAAGGTAAGATCATGTATGACATTAAGAAACCCAGTAGATACATTTAAAAGATTTGATGAGTCATTTAAGCCAGACCCAGACAAGGTTTATTATGTACACGCTGACCTTGCACAAAAGCATGACAAGTGTGCAGTTGCCATCGCCCATGTAGAAAAATGGGTAAACATACAAGTGATTAATAACTACGAACAAGTTGCGCCAATAGTTGTTGTAGATGCCGTAGCCTGGTGGGAGCCAAAAATTGAGGGCCCAGTAAATCTATCAGAAGTTAAGCAATGGATTCAGAACCTTCGCAGACTTGGTTTTAATATTGGAATGGTTTCTTTTGACCGTTGGCAATCATTTGATATTCAGAATGAACTTAAGCAGGTAGGAATGAGAACCGATACTGTTTCTGTTGCTAAAAAACACTACGAAGATATGGCTATGCTTGTATACGAGGAAAGATTAGTTATGCCAGCCATCGAACTATTGTTTGATGAACTAACACAGTTAAAGATTATGAAAAATAATAGAGTTGACCACCCACGAAAAAAGTCTAAGGACTTAGCAGATGCCGTGTGTGGAGCAGTATTTGGGGCTATATCACACACCCCAAAGGACCAGAATATGGTCGTAGAAGTTCATACCATCAGTGATCGACCTAAGCAGGTTGACACGGTTAACGACAATGTGATACACTATAAACCTATGCCAGATGATGTAAAAGACTATCTGGATAGGTTCAATCTACTATAAATAAGGAGAAATACCGAATGAATTCATTCAAGAAAATCGCACTAGCCATGGTTGCAGCCATGACTTTGGGCACAATCGTAGCAACACCTGCAAGTGCTGCTGTAATGACAGTGGCTGTATCGCTTGACTCTGTAGCAAACACTACAAACTCAGCAATCGCAACTCCTGCATCATTGCCAGTACCTGCAGATAACACAGTCGACGCTGCTGACGCACTTAAGTTCGTAGCAACAGTTGATGTAGGAACAAGCGTTTCTGTTTCAGCAACAAACGCAACAATCGTGTCTGCACTACACACATCTGCTGCACCAGTAGGAGCAACATCAGGATCATCATCTTTGACAGTTGCAACTGGTACAGGAACAACAGCAACATTTTATGTCTACACAAAGACAACAGCAATTGGTACAGTTGTAATCAACAACCAGGGAACAACTCTTACATACTATGTACAGGGAACTGCTGGAAAGATTAACTCTCTTCTAGTCTCTGCACCAACATCAGGTGCTGCTGGAACAAAGCAGGACATTACAGTAACTGCAACAGATACATTTGGCAACAAGGTATCAGGTAAGTCAATTACTGCAACAGTATTTGCTGCTACAGCAACACTAGATACAGCAACAGCAACAACTGGTGCTACACTTTCAGACTTTGGAGTTGCTACATTCAAGGCAACACTTCCAACAACTGGAACACGCTCACTAATCACATTCGCACCAACAACATCATCAGATGCAACAACTGCAGATGTAGTTGGTCTACCTGCTCGTGCACTTGCACCATTTGCAGAGATCGCAGTTCGTGATCTAGTATCAGAACTTGCTGCACAGACTGCTGCAAAGACTGCTGCAGAGAATGCTCTTGCTGCTGCCGTAGCAAAGGCAGGGGCCGATGCTGCTGCTGCTAAGTCAATTGCAGATTCAAATGCGCTAATCGCTGCTGCTGAAATTGCTAAGTTGAAGGCAGAGGCTGCTTCAGCCAAGATCGCTTCAGATGCAGCACTTGCTGCAAAGGATGCACAGATTGCTAAGTTGACTGCAGATAATGCAGCAGCAATTAAGTCTGTAAAGGATGCATTCAACAAGTTGGCTCTTCAGTGGAACAAGAAGAATCCAAAGGCAAAGGTTACTTTGCTTAAGTAATTAGTCCAACACTAAGGGGGTTGCCAACTATGGCAGCCCCTTTTTTGTGTAACAAAATGATATAATGTACATATGTTTGATTTAATAAAAGAAGCAAAAAAGAATAAGCGTCCAGTTGTATTTGAAAAATATCAAATTCCAGAAATAAAATGGGAAGATATGATGAACCACATATACAGAGAATCAGTAAAAACTAACAGACATCTAATAGAAAAAGCAGAAAAAACAACCAACAGAGATCACTTTGACTACATAGGTAATATACAGATACAGGAAAAACTTTGGCTATCTCCTCAACAAAATAACCTGTTTGAAGAGTTTGTAGAAATATCAGACTTACTATATATCCTAAACCAGGGTACAGACAATAGGTCTTGCGGATACTATAGAGAGTCACAGCATGACTGCAGTTCGGATTGGCACATACAGGGGATAAGGATGTCGTTATCTAACAGACATGTCAAGGATCACCATGACCCACATGACATTTTTTACTGGCAAATACTTGGTACATCTTTTTGGAAAATTGACAATGATGTTACATATATATTAAACCCTGGAGACTTGTTGTTTTTGCCACTTGAAAACTCACACCAGGTTTTATGTGAAGGACCAAGAGCAGGCCTTTTGATTGATAATCTTAATAAAATGATATAATAACCTTATCAGACATCAGTCTGCAAGGGGGAAAGGTAAATCAAACGACTACTAAGAATAGTAACAGCCACAATTTTAGCCTTTGGCTGGCTACTTATTGCCCCCCAAGAAGCCCATTCTGATGATCCATTAACTGTTGCAGCCAAGCAGATCGAAAACCTCAATAGCGCAGTAGAGAAATTAGACTATAAGGATGGTCTAATAGGCATGATTGACATAGCAGAGAACAAGTTTATGTATGCTAAAAATCTGCGGGATGTCAGAGATGCTGCTCAAGAAGAATACGAGGATGCAATAGAGGCAGAAGAGTTAGCCTTAGATGCAGTAGAACTTGCCCAGTCAAATGTAGATGGCCAGACCGTAACAGTAGAACTTTCCTTTGATTATAAAGAAGATGCACTTCAAGATAAGAATGATGCACAGGATGCTCTTAGTATAGCCAACATAAACCTTCAAACAGCACAATCCAACATGCAGGGTGCTGGAGGATCAGGACTTGCTTACACAGTATACAACTTATTAAGAAATGGCAATCAGGCAGTCCCAGGATCTGTTATATGTTCTGGCACATGGAACTACCACTATATGAATCTTCCAGTGTGTGGCAACAGAGTTGAAAACTTTATAGTTAAATTTACTGGACAGATTAATGTACCACAACATTGGACATCAACATACTTTGCAGGTGCTACAGATGATGGTTTTAGAATGTATATTGATGGAGAACTTGTAATTAATAACTGGGTTGAACAGGGCGTAAGGTGGAGCCCGTACTCTCCAGTAATTGATGTAACAGAACACAAGAGTTTAGATGTAGAAATTTGGTGGTACAACGGCGGAGGACCAGGATCATACAGTCTTGGATGGGCTATTCCTGGTGGATGGACTGGAGCAGGATGTGATTATACTGGTGGATGGGGAGTAAACTTTAGTTGTAATCTTGGAGCATTCTCCTCTTCAGGACCAACACAAGCACAAACAGATGCCTATAACCAAGCACTTGCAACAAGAAATGCAGCACAGCAAGACTACAACAATTCTTTGTCAGAATACAATGACAAACTAAATGTATATAATCAAGAAGTTGCAACATTAAACTCATTAAATCAAACATTAACTAATAAAGAATCTGAGTATGATAACGCAGTAAATGATACAGCAGATGCTTTGTCTGAAAAGAACAAATCTATAAATGATTTTAATAATGCAGTCAATGATGTTAATAGTGCAATTGATGACGCATGGCGTTACTATGATGAGCAAATGCAAAGAGAAATTCAAAGAGCAATTGCACAGGCAGCAGCAAATGCTGCAGCAAACGAGCCAAAGCCATCTCCAAAGCCAACTGAAGAAGCACCAAAGCCAAAGCCATCTGCACCACCAACAGAAAAGCCTGAGCCAAAGCCAACCAATAATACTGCTACAGAAGAACCAGGTCCAAAGCCAACGCAGCCAGGACCAAAGCCTACAGAGCCTGGACCCAAACCAGAACCAACAGACAATCCAAAGCCAGAGCCTACTGATAAGCCAAAGCCAGAAGAGCCTAAGCCTACACCTGCCCCAAGCCCTGAACCAAAGCCAGAGCCAACTCCAGAGCCTCCTGTTGAGCCTTCTCCAGAGCCTAAACCACTTCCAAGACCAGACTTTAAGCCAGCAGAAAATGTTGATCCAGTTATCAAAGATGCAGAGTTAGCAGCACTTATACCAGAAAAGGGTAGCGGAACTGCAGAAGATTTATCTGGAGTTATTGCAAACCTTACAAGCAAAGATAATAAGTTAATTAAACTTTCTGCAGAGCAGACAGCAGCAGTAAGCCAGACTCTTAAGTCTTTGACTCAAGAAGCAAAGCAAGAACTTGCATCAGACCTTGGTATTTCTGCAGCGGAAGTTGCAAAGGTAGCAGAGGCAATCAAGTCAGATCCTGCAGTTGCAGCAGCATTTGTTGAGTTTGCAGATAGAGCAGGGGATGCAGGAGATACTCCAATGCCATTTACATTAGCAGATGCAACAACAGAGGTACAAACAGAAGCATTCTTAGCAGATCCACTT